GCGCGCCTTGCACTATATCCTAAAATTGGGCTTTTTGACCTTGGGGGTTTCGAGTTTTGAGCATTAGCAGCCATATCAAGCCGCCGTCTAGTATGACGACCGAGGCTTTGGACGTGTGGAAAACGCTTGCGCCAGGTATCATCGAGCGTGGCGGGTTGACCTGCGACAACGCCAGCATCTTCGCAGACGTGTGCGAACAGCTTGCGCTTTACCGGCGCGTTCAACGCGAGGTGGCGCAGCTTTCTGAGCTGTCATACAGCGGACCAAACGGCGCGATGTGCCAGCATCCGCACCTTAAAACACTGCGGGAATTGCAGTTCGGGCTAAAGGTTCCACTTCGTCAGTGGGGTTTGACGCCACACGATATGGCGATGTTGAAGACTCAGGAGGCTGCGGCTGGCACGGTTGCGCCAGACGCGGAGGATGAGGAATTCTCGAATCTGTAAAGCCGCCTTGGAAGCTGGCGCAATGGAAAGACGCTTGCGAGGTCCGCAAGGACTACGCTGCTGGCGTCTGGACCTACGCGCTTGGCCGGCCGGCGCATGAGCATCCTAAGCACGCGGAGGCGCTTGCAATTGCGGAGCGTGCGGGGTGGCATCGGTGGTGGATTCGTAGCTATCAAGACGTTTCTGCGGTGCTGGATGGCTGCTATTTCGACGATGCGGCGGCGTTGCGGGCGGTCAAGTTCTTTACCCGGTTCTGTCATTACCCTGCGGAGGATGGCGGGGGGCGCGTCAAGTTGATTGACTGGCAGGTGTATGACCTGATAGCGCCGCTTTTCGGTTGGATGCGACCTGGCGCGGTGCGTCGATACCGGCGCGGTTGCCTTTGGGTTCCGAAGAAGAACGGAAAATCCTTTCTTTGCAGCCTCATCGCGCTGTTGATGCTGGTCAAGCCGACCGAACCAAGCCCCGAAGTTTACGTTGCGGCGGGCGACCGCGAGCAGGCGAGCATTGTCTACAAAGATTCGTCCAAGCTGGCGAAGTCGTCGCCGCAAATATTCAAGCGGGTAAAGCCTGTGGACTCGCGGCGTTGGATTAACGTGCGGAAGGGCGGCGGGCTGTACCGCGTGTTGAGTTCAGACGCCAAACTTGCCGAGGGTATCAAGTGGTCCTGCATGATTCTGGACGAATTGCACGTTCAGCGCCCGCAGATGTGGCAAACGGTGAAGGGTGGCGGCGTTTCGCGTGCGGAGCCGCTCATGCTGGCCATTTCTACCGCGGGCGTATACGACGAAACGAGCATAGGCTGGGAGCAGTGGAGGTATTCTGAGGCCGTCCAGACCGGCGAAGTGGATAATTGGTCATACTTTGCGCTGGTCTACGCGGCCCAAAAGGACGACGATTGGAACTCCCCGGAGACGTGGCGCAAGGCGAATCCGTCCTTCGGTGCGGTGTTGCGCGAGGATAATCTCCGCGAACTGTACGAAGAAGCGCGCGATAACCCGTCTGAGCAGCCGAATTTCAAGCGTTACCACATGAACATGTGGGTTCAGTCGGCGGACATCTGGATTGGCGCGGACAAATGGGCGGCGTGCGAGGCGCAATACACCGCCGAGGATATGGACGGGTGCCGGTGCTATGCCGCGATGGATATGTCGCAGACTGAAGACATGACGGCGCTGGCGTTGTGGTTTCCAGAGCAGAAAGGAATGCCGCAGCGGTTGCTTGAATGGTACTTCCTTCCCGGCGACAACTTGGCGCGCATGGGCGAAAAGAATAACGTCCCGTATGCCGACTGGCACGCGCGCGGATTACTCAAAACTACGCCAGGGAACTACATTGACGCGGACGCTTTGCAGGAATATGTCTTGTCAATCCTCTCGAATTACCATGTTGACCAGATGGTTTTTGACCCGTACAACAGTGCGTCGATGCACCAAGCCGCTGAAAAAGCTGGCATTCCGTGCGCGCATTTCCCGCAGACCACGCGACACTTTAACGAGCCGATGAAGGAATTCAGCGGTGCGATATTCTCGCGGAAGGTGCAGCATAACGGGAACCCTATAACGAAGTGGCAGCTAAGCAACTGCCAAGTAGTCTACGATTCCGGCGGTTTGATGAAGTTGAACAAGACGGATGGCGGCGGCGTCAACAAGCGCGGGACGAAGCGGCACAAGATAGACGGTCCTGTCGCCATGGTTATGGCGTGCGGTGCTGCGAAGGCTGTGGAGTCTCAAACGGTCGGCATTCTTTAGGAGGGGTTCTATGCGTTGCCCAAATTGCAAGCGTCATTCGCTCAAGGTGACCAACACAGTGCAGACGGATGGCGGGTTTCAGACGCGGCGCTATATGACCTGCAATCACTGCGCGAATCGGTATTCCTCGCAAGAGGAAATCACGCAAGAGTACAAACCAAGGCCAGCGCGCATGGCCGCGGCGAAGAAACGCGACGCACATATAGCAATGGAACGCTATATATAGCACACAACCCAGCGGACAAATAAAATACTTGAGAAACCTGCCACAATATCCGCATGAAGCGGGTTTCTATCGCACAGCGGGCGCAGTCTGCCATCCGCGCATGGATGGCTGGCAACGTATTCACGCTTGGGGGCATCGGTAGCGGGACATGGTTCTCGCCGTTCAACACGGCGTATACCGGCAAGCATATCAGTCCCCGAACGGCTATGCAGACCGCAACGGTCTACGCTTGCGTACGCGCCATTTCCGAGACCATCGCCGGGTTGCCGGTGCATGTTTACATTCGCGAGACGAATGGACGGTCAGAGAAAGCCCCGGCGAACGACCCGCTTCAAATGCTGCTGCACAATCGCCCGTGCTCTTGGCTGACCCGCTTCGAGTTTTGGGAGTACATGATTGGCAACCTTGAGTTGCGCGGCAATGCCTACGCGGCAATCGTGCGCGATGAATCCTATACGCCCGTAGACATCTGGCCCGCAACACCTGACAACGTGACAATCAGTGAGACGACAGGCGGGTTGATGTACAGCATCAACGGGCGAATCTTTCACTCTGAGGACGTTATACACCTACGCTCGCAGCTAACCTACGGGCATTACGGCATCTCCCCAGTTGGCGCGCTTGCCCAGTCCATCGGCCTCCAGCTATCCGCCGAGGAATACGGCGCGCGCGTGTTTGACGGCGATGGCATGATGCGGATGGCGCTGACCACCGACCAAGTGCTACGAGACAAGGAAACGATACAAGACCTGAAACGGTCCTGGCGCGAAGCTGTTGGCGGAAACCGGAACGCGCACGAGACTGCCATCTTGCACGGCGGCATCAAGCCGGTGAACATCGGCATCAACCCTAAAGACGCGCAGCTACTTGAGTTGATGAAGGCCACCCGGCAGGACATCATCCGCGCGTATCGCATTCCGCCGCACAAGGTGGGCGAACTTGGCGATGCCACGTTCAGCAACATCGAGCATCAAGGTTACGAGTGGAAAGAGGATAGCATTCTCCCTCGCGTCTGCCGAATCGAGGCGGCGCTTGAGTGCAAGCTAATCAGGCCGGGGACGCCGTACTTCATTCGGTTTAACCTCGACTCGCTGGGCCGCGCAGACTTTGCAACGCGCATGGCGGGCTACGTTCAGGCATACGGTAACGGCATCATGAGCGCGAACGAGATTCGCGCGCTGGAAGATTTGCCGCCGTATCGAGAAGGTGACACCTACTTCCGACCGCTTAACCTTGCGCCTGTAGACGCGCCACTGGATTTGCCAGAATCGCCCGACGCAGAACCGGACGCGGTAGAGCCGGAACCCGAAGATGGTACGCGGGCGGTGTCGCTGTCCGAATTCCGCGCAGCCACAGCGAAGAATCAGGACGTGCGCGACCTGTTCATTCCCATGATGACCCGCGACCTTGTTCGCATGTTCTACAAATGGGAACAGCGCATGGTGGCCGGGGTAAAGCAACACCTGAACACGCGCGCGGACAATTGGGACGAATTCGTCGAGGAGTTTATTGAGCGTGCGGGCGAAGAATCCTACGCGGTAATGACACAACCTACCATCGACCTTGCGCGCCAGATTTCAAAGCGGGCGGCGGAACTGATTAATGGTGCGGCCAATCCTGAACAGATGGCCGCGTTTGTTGAACAAATCGCCCAAACGAAAAGCAAGATTGCACCGCAGTGGGCGCTTGACCAGCTTATGAAGATTCGCGAGAAGGCTGGAACGGATTACGTTCTGGACGAAATTGCAAGCGGATGGCGGCGGGATGCGGCACAACAGGCGGAATACATTGCCACTTCAACGGCGGTCGAGACTGACGGCGATATATCTCGCTTGACGTGGCGCGAGAACGGCATTACCAGAATTCGATGGATTACAAGCGGCAACGCCTGCAAGATTTGCCAAGCACTCGATGGCGCTACAGTTGGAATTGAACAAGCATTTGCGGAGCCGGGCACGGCAATCAAGGGCGGCGAAGGTCAAGCGGACCTGCAAATATCAAGCAATATCCGGTATCCACCGCTTCATTCCGGCTGTCAGTGCAGCATCGGTCCCGCGTAGGAGAACAGCATGAGTGTGAAAGACATAGAACGGCGGTCATTCCAGATTGAGACGCGCGAGGATGGAGACGGCACCACGATTCGCGGGTATGCCGCCGTGTTTGACCAAGTAGAGAACGGCGAAGTAATCCGCAAGGGTGCTTTCAAGAAAACACTGCGAGAAGCCAAAGACATTAAGGCTTATTGGTCGCACGACGCTGCGGGTTCGCGCGTGCTCGCGCGCACGTCCAACAAGACGCTGCAACTTGGCGAAGATGACAAGGGACTTTGGGTTCGCATGACGCCGAACGCCGATACCACATGGGGCAAGGATGCGCTCGCCAGCGTGGCGCGCGGTGACGTGGACCAGATGAGCTTTGGGTTCTCGCCTGTGACGGCAGGTTACAAAACCATCGACGGCGACAACGTGCGAGAAATCAAAGAGGTAAAGCTGTACGAAGTCTCCCTTGTATCAGAGCCTTGGTACACAGGAACAAGCGCGGCTGTCCGGGAAATGCTTAGCCAATCCTCGAATGATTCGCAGGAAGGGCCGGAGCCGGGAAATTCCCACTCCACCCCGATACGAAGCATGGCCGAGAAAGAGATAGAACTGTACGAATTCAACCTAAAGAGAAAGGAGTCCTAATCATGGACAAAATCCTCAAACGCATGAAGGAAATCGTGGCGCTGGCGAAGGCCGAAACGCGCGATTTCAATGAAGCAGAGACCAAAGAATACGAAGAATTGCGGGCCAAGGCCGACGCCATTGAGGCGGCTGAAAAGCGTGAAGCCGACATAGCCGCGCGCGAAGTCGCCAAGCGTGACGCCGCTGGCATCGCCGCCGCCGAGGGGCGCAGCAAGAAGATTCAGGACGCGACCACGCGGGCTGGCCTTGATGCTGCCGAATTCCGCAGCCCGAAGTCTGAGTCGCGCATCGAAGTACCCTTCGCGAGCACGCGCAGCTTCACCGAGACTGTCAACGGTAAAGCCCCGCACGAGCGCGCCTATGACTTCGGTATCCGCATGTTCGCCGGGCTTGGCAACGAGTACGCCATTCGTCGCTGCCAGGAACGCGGCATCGAATACCGTGGCCAGATTGAGGGCGTAAACTCCCTCGGTGGATTCCTCGTTCCCTCGCAGACCGACCCAGACATGATTAAGCTGGTTCTCAGCTATGGCGTGTTCGGTCGCTACGCTCGCCGCGTGGCCATGGCCACCGACAGCATCCACCGCAACGCACTGGGTACTGAAGTTGACCTGTACCCGGTTGGCGAGGCGCAGGCCGGTACGGGTTCTCAGAGCACGTTCGACCAGACCACGCTCACCGCGAAGGACTGGATGGGCTTGGCTGCGATTTCCAAGCAGGTCAACGACGACAGCATCATCTCGATGGCCGACGAACTCGCAGAACAGTTTGCGCGCGCGAAGGCCCGCCGACAGGACCAGGCCGGTTTCATCGGTGACGGCACCAGCACCTACCATGGCATCCGTGGCGTTCGCACGAAGCTGACTTCGGACGGCACCGCCGGTATCGCTACCGCCGCTTCCGGCACGCACACCAACTGGTCTGGCATTACGCTGGCGAAGTTCCATGAAACCATGGCCAAGCTGCCTGATTTCGAGGGTGGTTTGCAGCCGGTGTGGTTTGCTTCCAAGCCGTTCTGGAGCACCGTCATGGCCCCGCTTATGACGGCTGCTGGTGGTAACACGGTCGAGAACATTCAGAACGGAGCGCCGATGAAGATGTTTCTCGGATACCCGGTCGAGACGACCGAAGTCATGCCGAAGACCGCCGCTAGCGCCGAGGTGGTTTGCTTGTTCGGTGACCTTCGCCGCGCGGCTGACCTTGGCATCCGCAACGCCGACACCTTCGAGGCGTCGATGGACGCGACGATTGCTGGCGTGTCGATGTTCGAGACCAACCAGATTGGCATCCGGTACACCACCCGTTTTGGCATCAACGTTCACAACGTCGGTGACTCGACCAACGCTGGCCCGGTTGTCGGTCTCAAGACGGCCTCCTAAGCCACAACCCGAGAAAGGAACTGAACCATGATTCACTCTCAGAACCAGAAGGTCGAGACGATAATCGGCCCGGTTTCGATTGGCACCACGGAGGTTACGGGCGTCCTTGACACGCTCGACGCCGACTATGTGACCATCGACACCATCCTCGCGACGGCTGCGACCAGCGTTACGCTTGCGATTGCGGTTGCCTACGGCGACACCACGTCGTCGTTCACCAACATCGCTGCCTTCACGTCTGGTACGGCGACCGGCAACTTTACCGCGCCCGATGGTGGCGGTACGGCTGCGGGTGCCGAGCAGATTGTCCGCATCGGCATCGACAAGCGGAATTACCCGTATCGGTACTTCCGCGTTGGCGTGACGAATTCGAGCGCCCGAATCACCGCTGTTAAGGCCGACTTGTCGCGCCAAAGCAACGGCGTTACGGACGCGACCTCGGCTGGCGCTGCGGCGCTGGTACTCGGCTAACCCCTACCCCGCCTAGCGGGGGCAGGTGTTGAAAGGCATCTGTCCCCGCGCGGCGGACACGGGGCAACAATAAACAGGCAGGAAAGGTAGGGTAAAGATTATGGCGAATGAGTATGTAAGCATCGACGAAGGACACATGGTAAAGCTAAACCTTGGCGCGGGACCGATACCCATTGAAGGGTACACGAATCTTGACCGGAAAACCGGGCAGGAAATCTACCCGCTTGCCATTAATGATGGCACGGTAGACGAAATCCGCGCATCGCATGTGCTTGAGCATTTCAGCCATCGGGACATTGGTAAGGTGCTGGAAAACTGGATTGCCAAATTGCGACCGGGCGGCGTCCTGAAAATTGCGGTGCCTGACTTCCGCAAATGCGCCAAGATATATCTATCCAACACGCCGGAACCGCACCTTCAGGGCTATATCATGGGCGGACATTCGGATGCCGACGACCACCATGGGGCGATGTTCGATTGGGATACGCTCGCGGAGGCTTTTGCTAACCTCGGCCTGTTCAACATTACCACATGGGAAAGCGAAATCGAGGATTGCGCCAAGCTGCCAATCTCGCTGAACATTCGCGGGACGAAGATGCACCCAGGAGCTGTGGACTTGACCGGGACGCACATGCTGCTCGCAAGCGCACGTTTCGGCCCGGCGATGCACCACCGATGCACCTATGAAGTACTCAATAAACTTGGCATCAAGTACAACAGCTATTCGTCTTGCTTCTGGTTCGAGGCGCTTTCCAACCTTATAGAGAGCGCGCTACAAGACCCCACATGCAAGTACATTCTTACGGCCGACTATGATAGCATGTTCAGCGCGAACGATGTCCTAGAGCTTCACAGGCTGGCCGTGACGTACCCTGAAGCGGTCGCTATTGTGCCTGTTCAGTCCAAGCGCCAGTGCGAAAGCGCGCTGTTTACCGTTGCGGACGGCAACGGCAACCTGAAGCGCCAGATGTACAGCACCGACTTTGCGCGGAATCTCACGCAGATTACCACGGGGCACTTCGGCCTGACACTCATCAACGCCGACTGCCTCCGCGCACTTCCGCGCCCGTGGATGCAGCCCACGCCGAACGCTGAGGGGCTTTGGGACCGTGGCCAGACGGACGCCGACATATCGTTCTGGCGCAACTGGCACAAGGCTGGGCACAAAGTATTCCTCGCGAACAACGTCCGCATCGGGCACATGCAGGAATTGGTGACTTGGCCTGGCCCTGACTTCCGTCCGATTCATCAAACACTAAACGAGTATCAACGCGACGGAATGCCGCCGGGATGCGTGGCTGTATGAACATCAAATTCAACTGCAACATAGGCCGATGGGTTAAGGACGAAGTCTACGATATACCCGTTGGGCTGGCGTGCGTCTACCTTGACCGGCGCGTGGCGGTGCGCGTTGACGTGGAAGGGCGCGAGACCGCAAGCCGTGTGCATTCGCCTGAAAAGGCCAATCGCGGAGGGCGCGAGCGATGAATTGCTACGTTGACGCCGGGCGCATATCGGAATTGTTGAGCATCGCGACTGCCGATGTTGCGGACGCGCTTGTGATTGCCGATGCCGCGAGCAGAATCGCGGACCAGATGACGGGGCGGCACTTCTACACGGAGACGGCGACCCGCTACTACGACGGCACCGAACGCGACACACTGCCTGTCCATGACTTGCTGGCGCTTACTTCGCTCAAGACGGACGCCGACCTAGACGAAACGTATTCCGAAACATGGGTGAAGGGTACGGACTTTGAGGTGATACCGGACGCGGGCTACCCGTGGACGGCCATCCGCCGCAAGCGTGGCGACTCGCTGTTCAAGCTGTACGCGCCTTCGACCGACCAGACGAATTGGATACAGATAGTCGGCACGTTCGGGGCGGGTGACATGATGAGCGCGGACCCGTGGGCGTCGCTTGGAATCACTGGTACTGTTGCGAGCACTACCGGAACCACGTTGACGCTTAGCAACGGCGACGGCGTGACGGCAGGTTACACGCTCAAGCTTGGCACTGAGCAGATGTTTGTGACGGCGCGCAGTGGGCACTCGGCAACGGTTGTGCGCGGCGTCAATGGCACTACGGCGACGACGCACTCGGCGGTCGCTGTATACAAGGCGGTCTACCCGGCGTCGATTGTAAACGGCACGGAAGCTGTTGCCGGAATCTTGCACCGCAACATCGGCAGCGCGGGCATGATTCAGGAGACCATCAAGAATTACAGCTACATGCGAAGCACCGCGGCGAATGAGGATGCACAAATCCGCCGCATTTTCAGCAACCTGCGCCGGGAGCCTTGGTTCTAATGCTTGGCTTGCTCAATAGCGATGCGACGATAGTTCGGCGGACGTTCACCACGAGCGGCCCCGAGCCTACGCCGACTACGGCTGTCGTCGCGACAGTTCGCACGCGCGTGTGCGCGCTGGACGCTAAAGAGCTTGGCCCGCAGTATGACCCGGCTGTAATGCGGTGTCTGCTGTACTTCCCGTATGGCACGGACATTCGCACGTCTGACCGCGTGACGGTCGATTCGCTGACCTACGAAATCGAGGGCGTAGACTTCGACGCGGGCGCGGAACGGCACCACGTCGAGGCCAACGCAAAGAGGGTGGACTAATGGCGAACCCTACGAAGAAAGCGAAGGCGGGCAAGGTCACGATTCAGGACCGCACGCTCGCGGCGATTCGAAAGGTTGGGCTTGTTACTGACAAGGCTATATCCGAGTTCACTGAGGAATCAATGAAGCTGGGGCGGCAGCTATTGCGCGACCTTACCAAAGAGTCTACGGGCAAGCTGGCGAATTCCATGCACACGAAGAAGCGCGGCCACATGCAGTACAGCATCGCCACTGACGCGAACAACGAAAAGGGCACTGGCTACGGTGCTGCACAAGAATTCGGATGGCATCCGAAGGGCGGCGGAAAGAAGGTGAAGGGCCGTTTCTTCATCATTCGCGGCACCACTGGCACGATTGGCAAGTGGAAGCGTGGCGATAGGTGGAAAGACTAATGATAGACACCACACTCGTTATATGGCAGCACCTTACGGGCAATGGCACTAGCCTGTACACGTTGATTGGCAACCGCGCGTGGAGTCCCGCCGCGCCTGGGGGTTGGCGCAATGACAGCAAGGCGATTATCTACGAGATGGTAACGGAGGATAGGCACGCGGTCGCGAACGTTATGAAGTGCCGCGTCCAGTTTCATTGCTATGGCGCGGATGATACCTACGCGAGTGCGAAGGCGGTATACGAGGCGCTACATGACCGGCTGCATGGCGTAATCGGGGTACGGGTTGCCGCCGGACAGATACGGATGGCAAGGCAGATAGACGGCGCAACCGGGGAACGTGAACCGGAGACCGAATGGAAGTATGCACGGGCAATCTACGAAATCGAGATTGCTCCACTTTAACCCCGAAAGGATACGACGATGGCAAGTAACATTCTGTGGAACATCAACATCCACCCGACTGCGGAGACGGCCAAGCCGAGCATTCCGACGCTTGGCAGCCACTTCGCCAGCATGACGGCGTGGACGCAGTTCGGTAGCGTGGCACGAGGCGATGATGCGGACCTTGATGAAGATACCGTTGACCTGCCGATTCTGAACGAGTGGACGATGGTTAAGGCTCCGGTGTCGCTGGCTGCGCAGGAGCATATCCTGAAGTCTGTCGGCGCTACGGAATTCAGCTTCACCGCGTACGACCTGAGCCAGGCGGCGTTGCAGATTGCAAGCAACGTGGCGACCGCTACCAACACCCTGACGCTGACCGCGACGACGACCAAGCGCACGGTGCTGATTGAGATTAACGGTCACGCGAGCCTGTACTTCCCGAAGTGCGTTGTGACGATGGACGGCATCCCGTCTGGCATCTCGGGCGACAGTGCTGCCGCGCGCGTGACGTACACGGTTAAGCCCGAGGCTACTTCGTCGATTCCCGGCGGCGTGGCGATTGACTTCTTCCAGTCCGCATAACCAAACAAGAACGGAGTAGGGAAATGTTGATGCAGCGAAACGAACGCGAGCGGGTTACGAATAGCCCAATCGAAATCATGCAGTTGCCGACTGGCAAGAAAGTGCTTGCGAAGGCGCTTCCGATGGCGGCTGCTGCGGTATGGTGTGATGGCGCGGCGGCGGTTGACAAACTTGTCACCGCCGCCGCCGCCAAGCCGAACAAGCGTGAGTTGATGCGCGATGCTATGGCCGCGATGCTTGAGCATTTGCTGGCCTACGACCCGGAATGGCCCGCTGACCTGATTCGTGAACACGCAACCATCAACCAAATAAGCGATGCGTTCTACGCGGTCTGGAAGGATAACGACCCTTTCGCTATTGGCGAGCGCAACAAGATGGCGGCGATTCAAGAGCAGTTGGCGTTCGCAGAAAAGGTCGGGACACTAGCGCCGATGCTCGCGCGAGCGAGCCAGATGCAGTCTGGCGAACAATCGGCGGGCTGATAAACGCGGTGGCGGTGCGGTTGAATCTTGACCCGTGGCAGGTGTGTGAGACGTGGACATGGGCGCGGTTCTGGAATACGTTTGAATATCTCGAAGCGCGCGCGAAAGAAGATGCGCGGGCGCAACGGCTGGCGCGCGTGAAGGCTGGGCTTGAAAAGCCGAAGCTTGTCGATTGGGCGCGCGAGCAAGGCATAGGAGGCTAGACCGTGGCGATACAGGCAGGCGATGTAGTCTGGAACATAACCGGCGTCACGGATGAATTCGAGAAGGCGCTGAAGCGGTCTAAAGAAATGGCTGGCAACCTTGGCAAGACGCTAATGGCGAATTCCAAGGTTATCGGCGCAAGCATGACCGCCGCAGGTGTCGGCATGGCTGGGCTGCTTGGCAAGGCAGCAAGCATCGCCAACGAATTTGACACGGCGGCAAAGAAGCTGACCGTATCGCTTGGCGAACCAATCGAACAGGTCAAGGCTTTCGACAAGGTTATTACGCAAGTATACGGCAACAACTTCGGAGAGTCTATCCAAGACGTGGCTGATTCTGTTAAGGCGGTCGCGCTTGGCCTAAAGACGGTCGGCGTTGTGTCTAAGGAGGAAATCGGCACCTCGACAGAGTACGCGATTGCGCTGCGGGATACGTTTGACGCAGACGTTACCGGCAGTATTGATGCGGTTACGGCGCTTATGCAGAACTTTGGGTTGAAGTCTACTGAGGCGTTCGACTTTATCGCCAAAGGGTTCCAGAACGGACTAGACAAGTCGGGCGATTTCTTGGAGTCTGTCACGGAATACTCCACGCAGTTTGCTAACGGTGGCGCGGAGGCGGAACAGTTTTTCAGCCTACTGCAATCCGGCCTTGCATCTGGCAATCTAGGCACTGACAAGGCGGCGGACCTGTTCAAGGAATTCCGTGTGCGGATTCTGGACGGCAGCAAGGCGACAAGCGATGCACTTACCTTGCTTGGATTGAACGTTGACGAATTCAACACGAAACTGTCAAATGGCAGCATGACCACGGCGGAAGCGTTCCAAATAGTTCTAGACAAACTGCGGGACACAGACAATCAAGCCATCATTATGCAGGCGGGCGTTGGACTTCTCGGCACGCAGTTTGAAGATTTAGGCGAGTCTGCGGTACTTGGCATCGACCTTTCGATAACCAAAATGTCAGACCTTGAGGGCGCTATCAAGTCGCTCAACGACCAATATAATACGCTTGGCAATGACATGGAAGGCGCTAAACGCAAGTTTGAGCTTGTCGGCAAGACCATAGGTGAGACGGTCGCGCCTTCGCTAAATTCCGTGGCTGATTCTGTTAAGGCTTTTGCGGAAGGGCTTATACGCTTCCAAGAATCAAGCCCTGGCATAGTGGATGCGTTTGTGAAAATCGGCATGGGCGTAGCGGCATTCCTTCTTGTTGTTGGCCCGCTGGTATTCGGCATCAATCAGATAATCACTCTATTAGACACGCTTGGATTGAGTAAGGCGATTCTGATTGCTGGA